CAATCAGGGATTACATAGACATAAAAAAACGTGTGAATATAAACAGCCTGTATGTGTAGAAATTCAAAAAACAACAGATGTGTCTGCTGATATGGTTGCTATATTGATGGGGCAACTGGAACAGCAAAATAACAATCACAAGATGGAAATGATGGAACAGAAGATGGAGATGATGAAAGAGAATGAAAAACAGAAACTGGATATGATGAAAGAGAATGAAAAACAACTAGAGAAACACAGTAAGGAAATGTTAGAACAAAATGAGAAACAAATGGTACTATTAACAAATACAATTAAAGAAATGGCGGGCAATATGGGTAGTAATAATACTACTACCAATAATCAGTTCAATATTAATATGTTTTTGAATGAAGAGTGTAAAGACGCTATTAATATGAGTGATTTTATAAAATCTATACAAGTATCATTAGACCAACTTCAATATACTACCAATAATGGACTATGTAAAGGAATTACACGAGTAATTATGGATAATATGAATAAATTAAGCAAATACGAGAGACCATTACATTGTAGTGATTTGAAACGTGAAACCATTTATATAAAAGACAACGATAAGTGGGAGAAAGACACAAATAAAGAAAAACTAAAGAAAGTAATAGAAAAAACATCAAACAAAAATTACACCGCATTAACAGAATGGACGAAAGAGAACCCTGCTTTTATGAAGTGTGATGATAAACAAATGTTTTATGCGAGGTCTATCTCGGCTATGGGAAAACCTATTACAGGAGTGGAAGATAAAATAATTAAGAGTATATGTAAAGACTATCAGGTAAAAGAATAAATTATTTATTTATTTTATTTAAAAAATCTTCTAATTCACCTTTCATATTATTTTTATCATCACTTACAGGATGTTTGTTTTCAAATTGAGAATTGAAACTGTCTATGTTAAAACCTGCCTCATTTTCAATCGCAGTGGTTCCCTCAACCGCATAGTTAGGTAATACTGTTTCCACGCTTTGAACGGTTACGGGTTGATTATCTGGAATTGGTTCAATTTTTTCTATTACTGTATTTGGTGCGGTGTTATTGACGCCCGTATTCAATATATCATTTATCTTATCATATTCGTTATTTGGAAAATTGTAATAGTCTTTGGTTTTTGTAGTGGTTAAATTCTTCTGGAAAAACAAGAATAAATAATGTAATATTAATATTAGTATTAAATATATGATGGTCCAGGTAATTATGTATAAAATCATTTATATTATCATTCAAAAATATATTTATATTATAACTTAAATATTATACACTATATATAACAAATATCAATTAATGATTAATTGTGTTCTTATACAAACTAACGCTATAACCGAAATTAAAGTAAAAAATTTAACAGAGGAAAGTATTTATAAAAAATGTAATTTCAAAAATAATACCGATTTTTCCAAAATTAAAGACTGGGGAACTAAAAATTTTACTATTGAATTATGGGGTAAAACAAAGGGGTTTTCTAATTCATTAAGTGATTTTGTATTTTATAAAAATAACTCGATGAATATTTACGGCAAATCCATCTTTCTAATGAAGGATACTGATGGGAAATATATCTCTATTACTAAAGATGTTTTTGTAGATTTTTTCAAAATAAATGAAAGCGAGGAACAAACTATTACTGTTGAAACTACTACCAAGACAACGGAAACCAAGGAAGATGAAGATGATGATGATGGTTCAGAGAATTCTTACAATTCTGAATTAGCATGTGAATTATATGAATATTCGGACGAAGAATCAAGAGATTAAATAAATAAATAAATAAATAAATAAATAATTATATTAAAATTGATAATTAAAATAATATAAAAGTGTATATCATATTATTTTATAAATGAGTAAATCTATTCGTGTTGTAAATGACCCCTCGGTTTTCAGGACTAATATTGTTGATAAACTTAATTCTATGTTAGATAATGAGAAAATCGCACTTAATATGGAAAAGGGTATCTATAATTACAGTATTCAAACTGCCGATAAAAAAAACCTAATCAAAAAATGGAATAACGAACAGTTTGTTAGTATTTATATTCAAAAATTGAAGATGATTTTAAATAATATTACAGACCCAGAGTTATTTGATAAAATTACCAACAAAACTATCAAAGCACATCTTATCGCATTTATGACCCACGAAGAACTGCGACCCGACTTATGGGAAGAATTAATTGCTATTAAAAAAATGAAAGATGAGAACAAATTCTCGCCTAAAATTGAAGCATCTACCGATGAATTTACTTGTTTTAAGTGTAAAGAAAATAAATGTACTTATTATCAATTACAAACACGTAGTGCTGATGAGTCTATGACTACATTCGTAACTTGTATTCCTTGTGGTAATAGATGGAAGTGTTAAATTACAGTATTTCCAAATCTTCTAACCTCCAATATTCAAATGTATTATTTGCTATAGGACGCTGAATAATAAACGGTATTTTTTTTAGTTTAAGTTCTTTCTCTGCGATGTAATTATTATCTATAATATCCTCGGCTACCTGGATATATGGTTCGGCACCGTTATTCAGTTGCTTCAGTCTAATACCGATAATCCTGGTTTTTTCATACTTGGTTAGAATAGGCACAGTTCGGTGTAAATTATCAATAATGATGTTATCCTTATCCCGAATAACATCAAGGAATTCTTTGATTTCATCCATATTTTTACTTAAACACTCTTGATGATTTGCTGCGATAAAATCTTTCTTCAATCCTTCACCGAATTTTTGTAGAAATTGGTCCGAATCACTTGCCTCTAAATCATCGTTAAACAGATAAGTATTTTTGTATGAACTCCCCTGGTTATTTAATTCTTCAGCCTCGTCTTTATCAATCTCCTCCTTTTGAAATCCATCTTCACCCTCATCTTCCTCTTCTTCAGCCTCTATATCTCCCTCTATAACCTGCTCTATCTCATCATCTTCAGCCTCCTCGCTAATAATTGAATCGGCGTCGTCATTATCATCCTCGTTTTCCTCTACAGGCTCAACTTGTTCGGGTTCCTCTGTCTCGTCCATTATTATTATTGATATTTATTATTTAATTATATTTATTAAAAAATAAATCAATTTTAAATTAAATCAAATTAAATGATATTTAATTATTTTTCAGGATTCCAAGTGTGGTCGCAGTGAGAACACAGGTATAGATATTTCATATCTTCCTGGTCATATCTAACATAGATTACCTCCCGAGTTGCTACATCAAACTCATCAGCATTACTATGGCAGTTGTCGTTGGGACATTTGATATAACTCACCCTGGGAAGTGTATTATCTTTCTTGGTGTATCTATTAATTGATACATTATATTTGTTGTCGTTCTTTGTAATATTTTCCTTTAAAATACATTTACCAGTATCCATTAGGTCGTCGTTCGTCTGACCACAATTTCTACAGTAGTATATCAGCTGGTCACTGGTTTCACCCTCCAATTTGATGTAATACATATTGGAACAATTGGTACAGAATTTCATATCTACTATATAATAATTGATATTAAAATTTATCTTTTATTATCAATTTTATTGAAATTCATAATATTTTAATAAATTTAATTATTAATCGTCAGGTTCTTTAAACCCGTTGTAATTGATATAGTCATTAAAGCATCCTTGATTTTCGGAAAATCTAATGGAAATATAAGGGCATAACTCGATATATACAATGAGCCATTTCCCTTGAGTTTATCAACCCTAACCTGTAAACTCTGTAAATCATCTACAATTATACTGAAATTTTTATTGAAATTATCAATAATTTCATCTTTAAATAACAGTAAGCAATTTTCGCATTTATATAATTTGGGGTTATTTGTATCATGGTCTCTGTTATTTTCAGCTAAATTATTAACTATCTCAATCTGCTTTATTACACAATGCTCAATATTTTTGTATCCGACTAAAAGGTCATATCTCTTTACATTATGATGGGTTTTACCAATACCTGGTTCAAATGTTAAACTATTATTATCCATAACAGATAAAATAGTAAGGAGAACAGAATTAATATTATTACATGACGTCCAGCCTTCGCCGCTCCACGTGTTGATTATAGATAAGCACACCTTACCACCTATATATAAATTAGGATGAAATCTCATCTGACCGTCGCTTGTTAGAATTCTCACTTTTGGTGGCTCAAACGGGTAATTATCAGGAAAAGTAAATTCAAATAAATAATTACCACAACTATATGGTGTTTCCTGATTACCAATAATCAGAGCATAACCTTTTGTTATATCTTCACCGTCGTGTTTATAATAAATATTATTAATCGGGTTCTTCATAATATATTTAACATCTTTTGCAATACGATGAACTGCTTCACCCGTTAATACCATTTTTGATAATATAATTAACGGGTTGGTTTTAATTTAATTTCGTAAATATTATAAATTCCGAAATTTAATTAAAACTTTTTTAATAATAAAATTGAATTAAATTTGAAATAAATATAAAAATAAATATAAAAATATATTCATATATATAACTATTAAATGAATACCAATCAAACTAATACATCATCATCACATTTATACAGTGAGGTGATAAAAAAATCTAAAGCAGAAAAAGGCTCAGTATTTACACATACGAGGATTCCCGATAAACAGTTAAATGTTTTCGGCGGCATTTTCAATATTGAGTATAATGAAAAATTCTGGAAACTATACCATCATAATGTCTTCGTGGATAAGAACAAAGAGTTTCTTACCGAAAAACAGCTCACTGATAATGGTCCATTACTCATTGACGTTGATCTACGGTATGAGACTTCAGTTAAATCCAGACAACATACTAAAGAACATATCGTAGACCTTATTGGTTTGTATGCTACAAAACTCAACGAAATATATAACATAGACGCAGACCACCCAATTGATGTTTATGTTATGGAAAAGCCCAACGTAAATGCGTTGGAAGATAAAACTAAAGACGGCATCCATATGATATTCACACTTTCCATGCATAAAGCAGAGCAAGTCATTTTAAGAAAAAAAATTATCAACGACATCTCCCAGATTTGGGATGATCTACCATTTACAAATACAGCCGATGAAGTATTTGATGAGGGCGTCACAAAGGGGTTTGTAAATTGGCAGTTATTCGGTTGCAGAAAACCAGGCAATGAAGCATATGAACTACGTCATCATTACACTCTCACATATGACCCTGAAGAAGATTCTTGGGATTTAAATGAGAACAACCTTTCAAAAATCAATATCTTGGAGCATCTACCCATTATGTCCGCAAGAAATAGCGAGCATCACAGGTTCGGCTTAATTGATAATGAATTCTTAACCGCAGCAATCGAGCAGGAGAAGCAGGCAATTCTATCAAAGGATAATAAAAAACCAAAGATTAATGTCGTTGATACATCAATTGACCTTGATTCGTGTGACCTATCTAAAATTTCAGACATTAAACAATTAGACGCTCTACTGGCGGTTTATCTTGAAAATTTAAGCGATAATGATTACGAGGTGAATGAAACCCACAAATTCACTATGATTTTACCCGAAGCCTATTATGGCGATGGTTCTTTCAGTAAATGGATTCGTGTCGGTTGGGCTCTTAAAAATTCAAGCGAGAAATCATTCTTGACCTGGCTGAAGTTCAGTTCCCAATCAGCAACCTTTAGTTTTGGTAATGTTGAAGAGTATTATAATATGTGGAAATCGTTTGATTGTAAAAATCCCGATGGTCTTACCCAGCGTTCTATTATGTTCTGGGCTAAAACCGATAATTTCAATAGCTACAAAAAAATCAGGTCCGAAACCATCTCGTATTATATTGACCTAACACTTGAATCTCTTATCAACAAAGAGAAGATTGGAGAATATGACCTTGCGAATGTATTATATCAAATGTGTAAGGACCAGTTCGTTTGTATCGGCGTTAAAAGTAATCTGTGGTATGAATACAAGAAAAATAAATGGCACGAAATTGATAGTGGTAATACACTTCGTCTTAAAATCTCAAAGGAGATGCACGATAAATATATGAAGAAGGCACAAGACCTAATTGAAGTCATCGCCCGTATGGAGCAAAGCGGAAATGATGTTGATACGGTTGTAAGCAATATGAAGGTTCGTTCTTCACGCTTAGGCGACATCTGTGTTCTGCTTAAGACTACCAGTTGGAAGAATAACATTATGAAGGAGGCAAAAGACATATTCTACGACAAAGATTTTATTGAGAAAATGGACGCCAATCCGTATTTACTGTGTTTCAACAATTATGTTGTTGATTTCAGCAGCAAAACTTACAGGAAGGGTCGCCCCGATGATTACATTTCAAAATCGACTCTAATTGATTATACTCCTATGAGCACATTAAAAGGAGCACACCCAACAGATAAAACTGTTACATATGAAGAAATTATTAGTGAAATCAACCAGTTTATCTGTGCTCTCTTCCCCGATGATGAATTACGGGGATATATGTGGGACCATCTTGCGTCCGTATTAATTGGAACTAACGACAATCAAACATTCAATATTTACACCGGCAGCGGTGCTAACGGCAAATCTAAATTAGTGGAACTTATGGGTAAAGCCCTTGGCGATTACAAAGCAACCGTCCCCATTACATTAATTACTCAAAGCAGAAATCAAATTGGTTCTACTTCTCCTGAAATCGTTCAGTTGATGGGTGTAAGGTATGCCTGTATGCAGGAGCCAAGCAAGGGTGATAAAATCAATGAGGGTATTATGAAAGAGATTACCGGTGGCGACCCCCTTGTTGGTCGTGCTCTATTCAAAGACTCTATCACATTCATTCCCCAGTTCAAACTTGTGGTTTGTACTAACGTGCTGTTTGAAATCCCTACCAACGACGACGGCACTTGGCGTCGTATTCGTGTCTGTGATTTCATGTCTAAATTCAACGATGCCCCATATGAAGATGAGGATAGGTTCCCCCGTGAGAATTTCCCCCACCAGTTTGCTATTGACCGTCAGCTTGATAAAAAATTCAAAACCTGGGCTCCCGTATTAGCATCTATGTTAGTTGAGCTCGCATTTGTTAAAGAAGGTAAGGTAAAGGACGTAGCTGTTGTAACTGCTATTAGTGATAAGTATCGCAATTCGCAGGATTACTTAAGCGAGTTCGCCAAGGAGAAAATCGTTCGCAAGAGGGATTCCAAGATGAAGAAGACAGAGTTAGTTGAAGAATTCAAGAATTGGTATATCTCTAATTACGGGAGAAATAACATTCCCAACGGTAAGGAAATTGTTGAATATTGCGATAAAATGTTCGGTAGGTGTGCTCGTGGTAAGTGGATGCACGTTCAAATTATATACGAACAGGAAGACAGCGATAATGATGCCGAGGAAGAGGATGGTGATGCTAATTGAGATTAATTATTTAAATTATAATATTATAAAATTTAAATAATAATGGTTATGATAATTCAAGTGTATTAA